GGATCCTCGACCCTCCAGACCTGCAGTGGAAACTCGTACGTTAGATGCCGGTCTCTTTGATGCTCTCGACTTCGATGATTTCTCAGACGAAGAAGAAGAGCCTCCAAGGGGAGGTTGGTTCTCTCCCGAAGAGATTGACAAGCATACGAGCATGCGTGAGTACACGGGCGGAGCAATTGCATTAATACAGGAAACGCAACGGAGATTGATGGACGACGAGGCGGAATTCGGTGTTCGTGATAGATTTATCGAACCCGAAATGGTTACCGCACCAGCGCACCATGAGGTTCGGGATAGGTTCTTTGAACCCGAAATGGCGTTTGCCCCCCCGATCAGGGGGGAAAGCCAACCGGAAGATGATCTTCTTCCGTCCTTTGGTGAAGTTCTAGAAACGCTTACTCGTACTCCAACCCTTCAGGAAGTAGCAGACCTCTGCATCAAGAACACCGCTCTAGATAGGACCCCTCCACGCATTCGCGCGGGAGCCGTCGTAGAGTTGGGTGGAAAAGTGCGAGGAATCTCACTACATCCTGCCGAGAAGGGCCACGCTCTCCGTGTGCTCGGCAACAGATTAATTGCGTCGGTAAAACGGAAAGCCACTGTTAGAGAGCCGTTATTCAACCAGTCATTTACATTACGTAGTGACGAGCCGAATGCGATGCTTCTCTCAGCGGACCTGTCCAAAGCCACAGACCACATGAATCACGACCTATTAAGGGCGGTCATCAGGGGTGCTGCGGCAGGTCAACAGTGGACCGACGAAGAAACTGAAGCCGTACTCAACTGTATGGGACCTCAGAGACTGGAATCGGGCGAGGAAACGGTTATTGGAGCTCACATGGGGTACGCGTGCACCTGGGCTGTCTTGTGTTGTGTAAACACCTTTGCCGCGATCTGGGCTTGCGGAGATAGAAATGATTTTCTCCGAAGACTGCACAAGTCTGACAAGTTCAAGATATGCGGCGACGACTTGATTGGATTGTTTACCAATCGTGAACGCCGACGCTACAAGTTCTGCATAGAACAAGTCCTCAAGTTAAAGTACAACGAGAGGAAGTCGTTCTTCGGCCGCAATGGCCGATTCTGCGAGAACTTCGTCACATCTGAACGCACCCACAAGGGCTCCTCCGCCGTCTGCACTCCCGTGCCGAAGCTAGCGGAGGCTGCTGGGACCCAGGGTTTGGAATTTTCCGATAACCCTATTGGGATGGTTGAGTCAGTTAATCTGTTACTGAAACAACGTCTTCCAGCGCCTATGCGCCAACTGGCAGAGAGTACACTCTTACGCCTCGAATCCGAGTTGGGTCTTGTACCTAACCTACCTATCGAAATGGGTGGATCGGGCAGACGCGTGAGGCATACCACGGATAGTCAAGTAGCTCGACTTATAGCTTACCTGGGAGGATCCCGGGTTCGCATTAAGAAAGCTATGACTCCTGGTAGCCAACACTACATCCGCACTCTCCTGCCCGACGATGAGGCTTGGAAAGAACAAGGGTCCGTAAGCGAGATAGACGTAATTACTCGCCTAAGCACCCAACGTCAGATCCAAGAACGCCTCGAAGGTAGAACGGAGTCCCTCGGTCTGATTTCGCGTAAAAGACTCGCGGGTCAGATAAGGAACATCACCCGTAAGGGATATGAGATCACAAGGCCAAGGCGGCTCGATAGCCGATTAGGTGTGACTCCCCAGAAACTGGCCAATAGAAAAGTTTCTGAGATCCTTACAGATGCAAAGTTTGGGGACTTGTTCTACAATCGAATGCGCCTACGTATCCGAAATCCAGCCACCTTCCTTTCAAGACTTAGAACAGGTGGGTATATTCGAAAGATTGCGGCCGCCGCAATGAGATTTAGGAGGGAAAGGTTCCTTCCTAAATCGGCGGCGCGAAATTTCGTCAATACCCTCGATTGGTCTCAAACTTACCAAGACGGCAACCGAATGCCCATTCTTGGATTTGCCCCACCAGAGCGGATCAACTCTGGCTGTTA